ACCTCGGGCAAGTCAAGTACGGCAGATAGGCGGGCGCTTGATAGTTGCTCGGTTACGTTAAATTCGGCTAACGCGGTTTGAGCTAACAAATAGAAATCGTCGGCGCAATACACGGTAACTATGTTTTGTTGGCCTAACTGGTACGAATAATCATAATTAACTATTTGACCTCTAAACAATTCAATAAAAGTGTTAACGCTGTTGTATCTGCCAAACGACACTTTTCGTAACGGGGCTAATGTAAATTCCTGGTTGGGGTCAACGTACGGGCTAGACGAATACAGCGGGTTTAGGGTGCCGCCTGCCAGGCTGTCGTTTAAATTAAATGACATTGTGCCAGCGCTAAATTGGTCGCCTACATCACGGCGCCCGCGACGTATGTTTACGTTTGTCGAGTATTGCAACATAGGCGCAAACTCTGTAGTACCAGTTAACACAAATTCGGTGTTATTTAATACGCCTGCCGTTGCGTTATCCAAACGAAAACTGTTTACTAAAAAGCCTGTATCTATAAATAGTTCGTAATCGCCGCTTTCAATTACTGACGTAGCCATTATGCAACCGCAATATTAGCGGGGCCTGCCGCCCTGTTATACGCTCGAATAGCGTTTACTACAGCTTCCCCTATTTCGGCGCTGGTACTAATACCGCCGTTTACGTTGACAGTAACTCCGTCAAAAAATCCGCCTATGCCGCCGAAACTGTCGTTAAATGACCTAGGCGTAATAGGGTTTGCTGCTTTTGATGTTACGCCAGCGTCAAACGCTGCGCCAATGCCTTTAACATCTGCCACGTTTAGGCCAGGTACAGCTAAGCCCGATTGGGCAAAATTGAACGCCGCCTGAATACCGTCTAAATATGATTTAGCGTTAGCTACGCCTGCCGCATAAAATTTATCGGCAGCAAGTAAACCGATAGCGTCTGCAGCTGTTTTACTGGCTGTAACAAGTGCGTTAGTTTCGTTAATGGCGTCTACTCCGCCAGCGATTAACTCGGCGGCAATAGCCGCGCCGCTAACATTACCAGCGTCTAAAACGAGTTGTAATGCGTCTTTAGATATACCCATTGCAAGTAAACTGCCAATTAACGCGCTGTAATCTTTTACGCCTTGTGTTTGGTTACGTAAACCAGTAAGAAAACTTGCGCCTGTATCGTTGCCAGCATTTTTAGCGTCTGCAAAATTAAGGCTGCTACCTAAACTGTCTGAAATGCTTTTACCGAAACCGTCGAACGCTTCTTGTGCGTCGGCGAGTTTGCCTTTAGCGCTATCGAGTGCCGTATTCATACGGTCTGTTAAGGCATCTGCGGCGTCTTTTGTTGCTTCTGCCATTTTCTTTAAACGTTCTGCGGCGCCTGTAGCGCCTTTACCAGTTTTTGTACCGCTTAACAGGTCTGTTTTGTCGGCTGCGGCTTGTGCATTTTCGGCAAGTTGTTTAGCTAAAAAACTGCTGTAATCGGACTGTTTGCCAAAATTTTGTATGCCTGCAGAAAATTTATCAAAATCGGCTTTTAGTCCTTCAATGTCAAATAACTGTTTAAAACCGCCGCTACCCGCTTTTTCGCCTCGAATATCGTCAACTACTTTTACTATTTGTCCTAATGGACCTAACAAATTTAGGACTAAACTTTTAACGCTAAATAGTTGTTTAAGTTCTTGGTATGCCATGTTGGCGGCCTGGCCAATGTAGCCAACAGCATTAGCGGTAACAAGTGCCGCTACGGCTACGGTTTTCATTACCGCAACTACTTTTGGCCCAAAACTGCCCATTTCGTAAATGGCTTGTTGTAAACCTTTTACTATGCCTTTTTCGCCGATTACTTCCGCTACACGTTCAAACGCTGGCGTTACTTTATCATTGAAAAACTTTACGGCTTTTAAAAATATCGGTAAAAATGCTTGCCCTAAATTGGTTTGGATATTTTCAAGGGTTGCGCCAAGTATCTTTTGTTGTGCGGCTAGCCCTGTCGACGTGCGGCTAAAGTCGCCTTGCGCGTCGGCTGTTTGGTCAAAAATAACTTTTTGTGCAGCTAAAACTTTTTGTTGTGCTGTTAAAGCCTTGTTGCCTGAATATATGCCTAATTCGGTTGCGGCGGCTTTTAGTGTTGCGTCGTCGAGTAGTACGCCGTATTTGCGTAACGGTTCGGCTTCGCCTCGTAGCGCGGACCCTAGGGCGTTTATGGCTTCGTCTACTGACGTGTTATTGAACGACGCCAAGTCGGCTGCCATTGTTACAAGGTTGGTAGAAAAGTCCGATAAATCCTTACCAGCAAGCCCAGCGGACTTACCAAAAGTAGCAAACGTTCCAGCGGCTTTAAGTGCTGCCGTTTCGGATAAACCTAAAGCGCGGTTTGCTGTTTGTGCAAAATTTTCTACTTCTTTAGAAATGGCACCAAATACAACACTATTTTTACTTATTGCTTCGTTAAAATCTGACGCTTTTTGAATTGACTTATACGCAAACGCGGCAACAGCTACCGTAGCGCCAGCAATAGCGGCACCTGCAATTACTGTTGATTTGCTTAAATTGCCAAACGCTTTTTGTGCTGCGTTTACGCCCTTATCGGCAAACGTCGTAATAATCGGTACGTTAATTGCCACGGCGTACCTTTAGTTTTGTGTTGGTGTGCTTCATGACTTTATCGACTATGGCGGTTACTTCGTTTTCAACGGCTGGTCGTGCAGCAATTACGCCAGGTTCGGCGGCGCGCGGGTCGTAACTGCCTTGCATTTGTAAATTGGTTACAAAACGGCCTTTAGTGCGACGCCCTGCATGGTCCCAAATAGAGCCTGCAGCGTCGCGCTGGGTAAGTGTTAAGAGCTGGTAGGGCCGTGCAGCAAAATCTATGGTTTCGCCTGACTTAAACGTAACGGTTCTAGCGCGTTGGCCTGACCTGTTGGTCTTAATAATGAAACCTTTACGGGCGCCTTCGCTACTCCATTTAGTACCGGCACGGCCTCGAATAAGATTGCCGCGCGCCATACCTGACAACGGCGGGGCTAAAGGTACCAAACTGCGGGCCGCTGTCAATACGGGCGCCCCAGCGTTTTTAATGTCTTTGCGTACCTGTTTAAGGTACCCAGGTTCAATTTCTTTAAGCGCCTTCATGGTTTCTTGAATACCTTTAATTTCTAAAGTATTTGCCAAGGTTGCCATAAGGGTTACTTTCGTTGTTTGTTGTTGTCTGATAATACAGCAACAACGGTAGCCAAGTCGTCTATGTCAAAAGGTATTGACGGGGGCCACCACGATATCGCTACCAACAGTTCGGCAAGTTGGCGCCCGTGGGTGCCCCTTAGGTGGGGTTTGGGCCCTCGGTGTCGACTACTTCAATGTTGACCAAGTTTTTAATAAACGTTTCAAATTCTGAAGGTACAACAATTTTATTTAACTTAGACGCTTCGTATGCCATAAAAGCTAAGTCCTCGACGCCGATACCGGATGCCATGTCCGACGCTTTACGTTTGTATTTGCGTTCCCACATAACAATTACAAATAAGTTTGTTGCAACTTCGTAAGCGGTGTCGGTGGTTTCTACTTTTAATGTAAGTTTCATTATTTGCCTTTTGTGTCGGGCCTTTTCAGGCGATTAATTAAACTTCAACGACGCTGTAAACCCCGCCCGTAAACGTCACGCTAATAGCGCCTAGGGTGCCTAGCGACATTTCGTATGGTAGGGCCTCTAGGTACGCCCCAGTTAGTGTCATAGTTGGATTAGTTGCGGTCCCTGGGCTTGTTGCACTTGGCGACCACGAAACCGTTGTAGATGTACCTACCAACGCTTTTAGTGTTGCGTAAGTTTCTGTAGCTGCAAACGATAGATACAGGTCAAGGGTCAACGTTGAGTTTTCGAGTCCGGCCGTGTAGACGCGGGAACCCGAACCAAAAGCGGTTGACTCGAGCGCCTCGATAGTCCTCGTAAAAGTAAGGCCGTTGCATTGGTCCTGCAGCGAAACGCTGTTAACGGTTACGTTTGGTGATGATAAATAAGTGCTAGTAGCCATGGGCTTTACTCCTCGTTTGTGTCTGTCTTAGTTTTAGCACCTTTAGGCGCCTTAACGGTGGATTGTTCAATAAAGCCGCTTGCTAAAAGCGCCTCGACGTTCACGCCGTCTAATGGTTCGTATGTGTCGCCTGGGGTACCTACGCGTGGGCTAATTACAATGTATTTCATGTTGTACCTATTCTAGGCGGTTGCCTGGGCTTGTAGGGATATGGTCAAGTCGTAGGCGGGTAATTCGCTACCGCCAATTACTGCAACAGTTGGCCGCCCGTCGGTTACGCCAATTCTTTTAGTAATTACTTTGCTAGCCAAGTTAAGTA